TCCAGTTGAGAAAGTTATAGTCTTTAATGGAAGCAAGGGTAACTTCAGGAAGATAATCACATCTAAATACAAAGCCAACAGAAAGAAGATTAACATTCCTCCTTTGTTGAATGATATGCACCAATATGTATTTGATAATTACGATGGCATACAAGCATTCGGTATAGAGACAGATGACATTGTTGCTAGATACTGGTATGAGATTTCTCAGGACATAGGCAGAGAGAATGTAATGATTGTATCAATAGACAAAGACTACAGACAATTCCCAGCTCTGATTTTCAACTACCATTATAAACACAGGGAAGTTCTTGACATAACAGAACAACAAGCTATGTACAACTTCTATGAACAAATGATAAGCGGTGATACGGCAGACAATGTTAATTATTTTTTAGGTAGGGGTAGGGCGTTTGCAAAGAAGTATTATGATGGTTGCAAGACAAAGTATCAATACACAAGAAAACTTTATGAGCTATTCATACAAGAATACAAAGGCAAGGCAAGACANAAATACACAGAATGTTATCACTTANTAAAATTAAGAACACAATGAACACAATTATAAAACCTATAGAGTTAGCTAAGAAGATTGAAGAACTTACTGGTTTAAACGTATTTGAAAACACAAGAAGAAGAAACGTCATAGAGGTAAGGTCTTTGCTATGTCATTTACTTAGGTCAAAACTAAAAATGAGATGGACAAGTATTGCATACTTCTTTCAGGATAATGGTAAACACATCACACACGCCACAGTCATTAATTCTGTAAACACCTATCCATCAAATAAAAAATTCAACAAAAACTTAGCTAGACTAGAAAACATCTTTACATTCAAAGAGGATATTCACATTGATGAGATAAACAAAGTTCAGTACCTAGAAGATAAATGCGAAAAGCTACAAGCACAGTTAGAATTTCCATTGGTTAAGTTGGTCAAAAGAATACCTAAACACAGAGAGGAAGAAGCATTAACATTTGTCAGAAATTTAGTCAAGAGCTTTGAATGGAAATACAACGAGAAAGAAGTCGTTGAATGAAAACAATAAATTCATTATCAGGAGGGAAAACTTCTAGTTACATTGCTGCTCATTACCCAGCTGATTATGATATATTTTCTCTTGTTAGAATAGAAGATAACAATTGCAAGTTCCCTGATGACAAACTACGCAAAGAAATAGAAGATAGAATCCAAGCTCCATTTATTGCAACAGCAGAAGATGATATGATTATTTACACCATGTTAGATTTAGAACAATACATAGGTAGAGAAATCACTTGGGTAACTGGCCCTTCGTTTGACCAAACAATAAAAAATGCTGGAGGTTATTTGCCAAACAAAATAAGAAGATTTTGCACATCTGAAATGAAAACAAAACCAATTGCAGAATGGAGATATAAAAACATTAAAGAAGATGTTGAGATGCGTTTTGGATATAGGGCAAACGAAACTAATAGAGCTAAAAGAATGATGGAAAAGTTAAATAGAAACGGAATGACTGAAGTCAAAATTATTGTTGGCAGAACAAAAAATGGAAATCAAAACAAATGGAAAGAAATTGAATATTGCAAACCTTCTTTTCCTTTAATAGACTCAAATATTTATAAAGATAAAATAGAAAAATATTGGGATAATAAAGAGGTTAGATTTGCATATATGAACAATTGTGTTGGATGCTGGTGGAGAAGTCCTTTACTTTTATCCCATATAAATACAAAGCACCCTAAAAAAATGGAATGGTTTGCAAAAACTGAAGAAAATAGTAAAGGAACTTTTAGGAGCGATGTTAACTACAGAGACATAATGAAATGGAAAAAACAAATAAAATTATTTGATGAAGATTTTGATGAATGTGACTCAGGTTATTGTGGTTTGTAAAAAACATTAAAAAAATTACGTTATATAAATAGATTGAATAAACAAAAAAGATTCAATTATGGATAAGAGAAAAAACAACGGAGGTGCTAGAGATGGTGCAGGGAGACCTAAGAAGGCTGATGAGGTCAAGCTAATTGAAAAGCTAGACAATCTAATAGATAGTGATAAGGTCATTGAGAAGCTAGGTGAGCTTGTTCTAAAGGGAGATAGCAGAGCTATGAATCTGTACTTTGGTTATCGCTATGGTAAGCCAAAAGAATCTGTTGACATTACTTCAGACGAGGGAATAAACATTAGCTTTAGGGAGCTAATAAATTTCAAGTGATTGAGGTAAACAAAAAATACTCACCTATTGCCACAGACGATTCTCGGTATTTCATTATAACTGGAGGTAGAGGTTCAGGAAAGTCTTTTAGTGTTAATCTGATGCTTGTGCTTCTGACGTATGAAGCTGGGCATACTATCCTGTTTACCCGGTACACTTTAGCCTCTGCCTATATTTCTATCATTCCTGAATTTATAGACAAGCTAGAAACCTTAAATATATTTAGTGACTTCAGAGTAACGAAAGACGAAATACGAAATAAACGCTCAGGAAGCAAGATTGTATTCAAGGGAATCAAAACCTCATCAGGAGACCAAACAGCTAATTTAAAGTCATTGCAAGGTGTTACAACTTGGGTGATGGATGAAGCAGAAGAGCTGATGGATGAGGACATCTTTGACAAGATAGATTTATCAGTCAGACAACAAGACAAAAGAAACCGGGTCATGCTGATTCTAAACCCAACCACTAAAGAGCATTGGATATATAATAGATTCTTTCAAGACAAAGGAGTTCAGGAAGGATTGAATACATCTAAAGGAAACACAACATACATTCACACCACATATATAGACAACCTAGAGAATCTATCAGAGAGCTATATACAACAGATAGAAAACATAAGACAACGCAGACCTGAGAAATACAAGCATCAAATGCTTGGAGGTTGGTTAAGCAAAGCAGAAGGAGTTATATTCAATAACTGGAAGGTAGGTCAATTTAAGAAAGTTGGTGTTTCTGTCTTTGGACAAGACTATGGATTTGCTTCAGATGAAAATACTTTATGTGAAACCAATATAGATTCAACAAATAAAATCATCTATCTAAGGGAATGTTTTTATATCAAAGGACTAACCACATCTCAGATAGCTGACTTAAACCTTAAACACGCTAAGACAGACCTTATTGTAGGAGACTCAGCGGAGCCTAGATTAATATCTGAGGTAAAAGCCAAAGGATGTAATATCGTGCCTTCAATCAAAGGACAAGGTTCAATCACTTATGGCATTAGCTTACTCCAAGACTATGACCTTATAGTGGAAGAGAATAGTATCAATCTAATTAAGGAGCTGAACAACTATTGTTGGTTAGAGAGAAAATCAAACACACCCATAGACAAATGGAATCACGCATTAGATGGAATCAGATACGCTGTGTCATACCAACTTCAGAATCCTAACAGAGGCAAATACCACGTCAGCTAAGATAAGGTTGTAAAACATTTTGTGGATAACCCAAGATGTCGTATCTTGTAGACCTAACCAATTATAGTAACATGAAAAAGAAAATTATATGGACAGATGAATTAGTGCAACAATATGCCTACTTCTATTGTAGCAACCCTGATTGGAAAAATCACAAAGGGACTCCTAAATCAAAAGAAAAACTTAATAAGTTTAAAAATCATATCTCTGATGAATCAGAATTTATGCAAGGGGAGTTAGTTGTTAATTCAGAAAAGGAATCAGTAAAGACTTTATTATGGCAAGACTTTAGGCATGTTCCTGAATGTTATAATAAAACTGAAACACTTATAATTAAACAATCAAAATAAATAGGGGAGGGTAAAACCTCCCTTTTAAAAACCTAGCCAAGATGAAAAGACCTAGAACATTAGAAGATTACAAAGCATACGCCTTTGGCTTCACATTGATAATAGCCTTTTGTTTGTTTCCATTTGCTGGAACTGCACTTTTAAAGTATATATTTGGATTATGATAAAAGACACAGACGATTTATTATATACAAGCAACACCAAGATGATTATTGAATTATTAGACAAGTGGAGCAAAGCCAAACCAAATAACAAAGAACTGGTAGCAGTCATTGAAGCTTTTTGGGAAATAACTACCTATGTAGGCAGATTAAGAGTTCAAGAACAAGATGGGAGACTAGCTGTCTCAGATGCAAAATATATGACTAACTTAACCAAGTTAAAAATAAAAGAGATTCAAGAAATATTTAACACTTACAAAGTATGAGCTATATAGACATTGGAAATCCTTACCTAGTAGATTACGAAGGTGAATGCACAGAATGTGGAACACGAATAGAACAAGAATGGGGTGTTTGCTCTAGTGCTTGTCAAGAAGCCTCTGACAGATGAAACAATCACCAAAGTATTATCTAGGCAAGTATATGAAGATAGAAGCTAAGAACGTAGTATGGGACTTTCAAGATGACAACTACAACTTAG